TACTATGGATTTTTCATTAATATGTAACGCAGATAAGTGATTTTCAGCTATTACATCTTGTCCTTGTGGGTATAATTTAACATATTCTTCTAGAGTCTCATATACATACACAGACGCGTTTGTCATACTTTATATACCAAGAGCACTTATATAAACGTATGCCTGATGGGTACAACTCGTGTAAGAAATGTAAACGACATATAACAAGATATACTATAGACCGTGCGTTCGAACATGTTAATGGAAACCAAGGAGTTAAAACATATAGTATAAAATTTTGTTGGGGTTGTGGGTATTTTTCAATCTACCCTAACGTTAGGGATGAATTCACAAATGAAATATTACGTAATAGGTTTATGATTATAGAATTAATAGAAGAAAAATTACTAAAGCCGGTGGCATAAATGTTGTGTGGTGTACTAACATGTGTTATATCTGGTATAGTTTTACTAATAACTGTGTCCACTAGTGGGTATGTTGTTAATTATTTTAGGTTAAAGAAACAAGAAATAAAGGATAATGCAGATGATATATTAAATCTTAAACAATCTATACTTATTATTAGGAAGGCCCTATTAATAATAACAAAAGCAATAGATAGGCAGACAGAGAAAGCACACGGGGAAGATCCTGAATTAGCAGATCTTACTAGAGAATTACTCAGGCAGGAAGAAAACGATAAAGAATAAGTTTATATAATCCATCAACGTAAGCAGAATATGGTATTCGAACAAGTAGGTCGACTCAGATATCATGCCCTATGGGCATATACTGCATTAGTTGGTTTAGTAGTCGGATTGGATAAAGTCCCAATCGAGAACTTACAAGCACTAGCAGTTATATTAGCACCAATCGCATTTGTTATCACAGCCGATATAGTGAAAAACAGAAACAAGGTTGCTTCTTCCTAGGGAAATTATTAAATAGTATAATACTATATAAATCTCATGGACGATAACCTATTTTTTTCTAAGCTTATCACTAAAGATCTAACAGCCGTAGATAGTAATAGAAGACTATTTGAGGGTGTGTTGACCGTAGAGATGAAGGATAGGCAAGGAGAGATAACTGTACGAGATGAGTTAATGAAGGTATTACCTATTTGGATTGCTAGAGGTGGTCCTATTACAGATACTCATAGTAATAGAGTTGTGGGTAAAGGAATCAATTATGCATCAACAACCGTAAAAGACTCAGAAGGAAAAGAATTTGCAGCTATCACTATTCAAGGTGAAATTTTTAAGGATTATGAATTAGATAATGAAATTTGGAATTCTATTAAATCAGGTAAATATAAGGGATTATCATTTGGAGGAGCAACTAAAACAGATAGAACACCTATATTAGAAAAAGATGGATCAGTGGCTTATGCTCTAAAAGATTTAGAACAATATGAAGTAGCAGTATGTGAAGAGCCTGCAGTACCATTAGCATTGATTACTCAACATAATAGAATAGCAAAAGCCATGGCAGGTAACTCCACAGACAGAGGAGATGGAACTATGTGTATTAGATGTGATAAATTCAAATGTTATGTTAAAAAGAATGGTGAAGCATTCGCAGATGTAACTGATAAAAATAAACCTCAAATTGATCCAAAAGCAGAAGCTCTAGAAGCTGACCGTAGCCAAGGACCTAACCAAGATAATGGTGCAACTTATCATGGAACATCAAAAGTAGCTGACCCAAACCCAGAAGAAACTGATCCTAAAAAAATTATGCAGAATGCAGAGTCAGCTGGTAGAGGTAATTATGATATGTATAAAGGAAGATCTGTTGTTGATTCTGCAAGATATGCTGAAGTAGAACATGCAGATGTAGATAATTTAGCTGGTACTCCTAAACTAAAAGATGAAAAAGCTATGGATAAAGATGAAGATTTAATGTTAGATAGAGCAGGACTTGAAGAAGAAAAGAAATTAGAATATGCAAATAATGAAGGTGAAGGTCCAGTAAGACCAACTAATAAAATCGTAGGTGCATTAGCAGCAGGTGCTGATAAAGTATTATCTTCAGCTGCTGAGACTGGTGGAAAGATAGCACAAGAGGTTGGAACTGGTGCAGCAGAAGCTATTGGTTCAGGAGTAGCTAGTTATGTAAATGGAGTTAATTCAGAAGAAACTTGTAAATCAGATTCAGATAATCCAGGAGGTCCTAAATATGATCAAACTAATGATACAGGTGATAAAGTAGATAGATATGGAAATAAAATGCCTAAAGTTATGGGTAAGAAACCTAAAACAACAGAAGAGAAACCACAAGGTAGAATGACTAGTCGAACAGGTGAAGGTTATAAAATAGGCAATACTGTAGAAACACATACAATGTCACCAGCTCAATTAAGACGTAGAGAGTCTAGAATAGGTTTAGGACAAGGAGCAAAGAAACCTTATGGAAATAAAACTATAGTTGGAGGTAAACAAATTCAAGCTAAATCATTAGATGTGTTAGCAGCAACATTTTCAGTAAAAGCAGGAGTTGGTTTAAAAACACCAACACCAAGTGCTCGTAATATTAAAGATGAAAATAAACCTGGTGTTCCAGGTTCTAAAGTAGGTATGAACACAAGAAACAAACCAGCAGGTGCGTATGGAGAATTAACTAATCCTAAGAAAGAACATATGCAACATGGTAATGTACAAGATGCACAACTATCAAATCATGAAGCAACACACCTAGATCCAGAGATAGCAGATAAATTAAAACAAGGTGGTTGTTATAACACATGTGAAGTTGTTAGAGAGTATAATGATAAAGATAAAAAAGAAACACTATGTAAAATGGAACCACATTTTGTAGATGAGAAAGGAGATATATGGTATGCATATAAAACTAGTCATCAAGAAGATATTTATGATATAAAAGATAGTAAACAGAAACCTGGAAGAAATGCAGAAAGTGAATCAGAGATGGCTGCATTACGTGGTAACGTGCCACATTCTAGAGTTAGTGATAATGATTGTCCTTCTGGTAGTGCATTAGAACAAAATCTAAGAGGTAATTTTGGTGGAAGAAGTATGGGTAGAAATAATACTAAACCAGTTGGTGCACAGTCAATTACACCAGAAACAGCAGGTAAACTTAAAACAAATTCAGATAACACATATACAGGTGAACCAGGTGGAGGTAACTGGGGAAGAGAACCAGGAGTAACAAGAGAAGATGAATCTAAATCCCCACAAGAGGCTATACAACCTAAACATGTTAATGCTACTACAAATGAAGAAGGAGCTAAAGGTCTAGATAAAGCATATGGTGATCCACAGTTAGAAGCTAATAATTCAGAAGATGGTGTTAATAGAAAGATTAGATTAGATAATGACCCCCCAGCAGAATCTTTTGAGACTAAACAGAAAAAAGTAAACAATGTAGCAGGATGGAAACAAGGTGAATCTAAACAGAAACCTGGTGTACATGCATCTACTGATGAACACCATGCAATGGTAATGGGTAAAGTACCACCATCTAGAGTTCAAGGGTCAATGTCACATTCAAATATCACAGGTACACAAGATGATTGTAGTGAGTTATCAACACATAAAGATGTTATTGGTGGGTATGAAGCACAAGAAAATGCTGAACAACATAAATCAGTTCCTGTTGACGGTGGTGGTAATGCAGGTTCTGGAGGAGTTAGAGCCGGGGCAGCCTATGAGACATCACAACAAGATACAGGTGCTAAAGATAACCCTAGAAAGACAGAAGAGAGACCATATACAGGTGGAGAAGACAATGCAACTGGTGGATCTAACGAAAACTTCGAAAAAAGTATTATAATTCACCAATTAAACATGGAATTCAAAAATAAGCTTATATAGCATATCTTTATATAACAAGAAACGTTTATAATAAATAACAACATGACTGACGAAGTTAAAAAACAAGAGAACGACGAAGAAAAAGACGAATCTAAAGAAGAAAAAGAAGATAAAGAGAAATCCCAATTCGGATCTTCATTAGATGCTCTAACCGAGACAATCAAAAACTTCGATATTAATGGTCTTAAAGATGAGATCAAGAATGTCGGTGCAACAGTAGACGGATTTGATGCTAGACTAAAAGCTCTAGAAACTCCAACAGACTTGCCATTGAAACCAAAAGTTTCAGCTGACGAGGATATTGGTGCTAAAGTCAAAGCTCCAGATACTTATCAAAGCAATTCTTCACAAGCTGGAATCAAAGAAGCTGATCCTGAAAATGGACAAGCATCTGATAAAAATTCCTTAAGCATGCAGGAGAAAAGTTTATCTCAAGCAGAACAAGTCTTTACTACAGAAACACCAAGACCAGGCGCAGCCCTAGAAACCGTTGAGAAATCATATGGTAGACAAGTAAGTGAAGTGTTAAAAGCTGCACGAACTGAAGGCTATGAAGGTCTTAGTAATGTAGGCAGACGTATTCTTAAAGGTGACTTCGGAGCTCCAGAAGATAGTGAGGTTCCACAATGGTAAAAATACAAACTATTGATGAACTAGAAGCACTATACTATGGACATAACCGAAACAGCCTACGAAAGGCCGACGCCCCAATAACTACTTCAACCGCAGGTACATTCAACGCCATCTTTGGCGCATATGCTTGGGCCCAGTTAAATCTTGAAGCAAATGCTTTTGGTATTTTACCAAAGTATCCTTGGGATAAATCTGGATGGAGGGTTATTACTGCTAAAGCAGACACATTAGCAGATACAGGATGCTGCAACAACACCGCATTAGGCGGTACTGCAGAAGGCGGCTTAATCGCAGATACAATCAAACCAACACTCGCAGAAATTGACGTTAGACCAAAAACTGCACAACTACCATTCAGTGCCTCAGAGGTAATGGAATGGTTGGCAACACACAGCAAAGATGACATTTGGGGTGGCTTAGGCTCACTCAGATTATTCATGGCTGTACAACACAAAGAACTTCTTAACAGAATGCTCTTATCTGATGTTGAATTACCAGCAGTTACAAACTGTGGTGCATGGGGGGGAACCCTCAACTGGGAATCTTTAGACAGAGTCATCTCAAGTGACGCTGAAGAAGATGTAACCGGTGGTTCATGTGGTACAGGTATGTATGACCCATGGGCAGCAAATGCAACCATTGATAGGGATAGTGGAACAACTTACGATTCAACAGTATGTTCTGCCTCTGGTGCCATTGGTACCAACGGTATAGTTACTGATGATGTTTTAAGAACATTCCTTAGAAAAATCCGTATCAAAGCAGGTAAAGATCCTAACGTATTTTTGGGCAGCCACGAAGTTTATTCCGAAATTCAAGGCTTATACATGCCATCCGTCCGTATTGCAAATCCATATGGCGAAGCATTAGTACAAGTCGATGTAAACGGTATTCAAACATTCAAAGGCACAGGTGTCGGTATTCATGTCGACTCAATCTATGGAGTCCCATTCATTCCAACCAAAGATGCACCAAGCAATTCTTGTGATACATCTGAAGTCGGAAGACTATTTGCATTGGATACATCTGATGCAGAAGGATATGGTTACCCAAGATTAGGTATCATGGTATCTATTCCAACAGAATACTACGAAGCAACACGCAGAAGTCCAGGATATCCATTCATCAACAATGCATTCGTTGAGAAAGGTGTATTCAGAACTATGGGTGAGCTTACATGTAGAAGTTTCATCGCTCAAGGTAAGTTGAGAGACATTAAACTCTAGACAAACCACATTTGAACCCAAGTATTTAGGCGTATGCTTAAGTATTTTTTTTATTTAAATCCCTTGAAAAGGGGACTCTATAATCATTTATAAACTAAACTTTATATACCACAATGCACATTCAGTAGATATGACACTGACCATATCAGTAAATTCTAACTATGAGAAAGTTACAGGAAAGACCTTAACTCCTCAAGCAGAATTAACATCACAGCTAAAAACCGCTATTGTTGATGTAGTCTATGCATCTTGTGAAGATTATGATATTGCAGGAAATGTAGTTGATTTATCTCTAGATGGTAGATTTGATACAATTATAGCAGTTGAAGTTATGGAAACAACTATCGGTGTAGTGGCTCAATATGTTCACGGTGCAAATGATGCAGCAACATTAGGTAAGTTGAAAATCTATGAATCAGGCACTGCCAGTGCAGCTCTAGATGAAGCAGACAATGCCGATGCAATTAATGCAACATTTAGACTAAGAGTAGTTGGGTACTAACCCTTTTTTATAATAAACCTTATATAAGATTTACCGCTATATATATTTATATGGCTCAAATTAATACTAATCGTGAGAAGATAGCTAATGATGGGGGCTCCCTAATAGGAATTTATAATGAAAATGAAGGAGTAGCAACCACATGTGCATTCACAGATGGATTAGATGTAGATGCAAGAGCAATTAGAGAATCAGTTTTAGTTATTCATAATAAAACAACCGGTGATTTAGATTGGAGGGTACTAGCAAATGCAAGACCTTTATCTTCAATAGTAGCTCCAACAGGTACAAATGATGATGATGAAGGTTGGGTTGTAATTCAAACTGGAAGTATAGCAACAACCGTAGCACCAACAGTAGTTACTTTTTCTAATCCTTGGACTAAATTTATTGTTCAAGTTAAACATACAACTTTAACTACAAATGTAGATATCTGGCATCGCGGTGAAAATTAATGCCTGGTTCAGCTGATGCGGGAGATGGCACTGGTGGAACTGCAGATACAACAAAAGCACTAACATCTGCTGGTATTGGTTGTGGTGTAATCCTAAATGCAAATATAAATGCTTGTGCAGCAATAGCAGTATCTAAATTAGAAGCAATATGTAGTGGTCAAATCATTGTTGGTAATGCTTGTGCCGTAGGCGCACTTGTAGCAGTTTCAGGAGATATAACAATAACTAATGCTGGTGTAACTGCAATCGGTGCATTAAAAGTAACTAGTGGTATGCTTGCAGGTTCTATTGCTTTATCAAAATTAACTGATGCCCCTGAGGCAAATGCTACAGCAGATCAATCTAACGCAGAGATCAAAACAGCATATGAGGCTAACGCTTGTACAAATGCCGTAACAGATGCAGAAAAAACAGTTTTAGGTAATACTTCAGGTACTAACACAGGTGATGGTAATATAGGTTCAATCACAAATGGTAGTGTTTTATTCTCAGCAAGCTGTGCAGTAGCACAAGATAACGCTAATCTATTCTATTGTAACACATGTAATAATTTTGGTGTAGGAACATCTACACCTACAGCAACACTTCATATATCTGGTACTAATCAATTATGTCATACAGCAACTGAGAGCGATGATCATGGGTTTGAACTAGATATTAATGCCGCAGGTTTTGGTGATGTAAAAGCATTTGATGCTAATTTCACAACAGGTGCTATAGCAGTAGGTGAAGAGGAAGAGGTATTCCTATCTAACATAGATGAGTCACTGTCATGTGGTGGTGAGATTAATGCATTTGAAGTTCTTTCTACATCTGTAGGATGTGCTACTGTTTATGGTATGACTACTGGTATTAATGTAGCCCCGATTGAACATAATTCAGGTACTTTCGGTGATATGGATTCTATCCTAGTTTGTGCTTGTAGTCAACTTACAGCATTACAATGTGGTGGAGCAGGTAATATTACATTCTTCCCATGTGATAATAACACAGTTACTATAGGTGATGCAGCAACATTCCAAGAAGTAGAATTTCTTGTGTGTACAGGTGCAAGTGGACCTGGTGTAGCACCTACATTCGAATTTTCAACAGCAGCATGTAGTTGGACAGCATTTTCACCAACAGATTCTACTAACGGATTTAGAAATACTGG